GTACCCGCCATCTTAGTATTCGTACCCGGAATGGAAGATATAATACAGAGAGGCTTTATGGTGTTAAACACACTGCCGGATTGGTATCAGAATGCCTTGATGATAGCTATATCAGCTTCCTTCGGTATCAAAGGGTTTACTAAATTCCTACGTAAGTAACTTATTAATATCTTCATAATACGTAGTACTAAGCTTCTTCAAGCGTTTAATAAACTCCGCTATCAAGTGAGTATTCTCATAATCAGGTAGCTTAACCTCCATCACATCATAGAAATCTTCTACGGGAACATCAGAGTATTCAACCTCTATGTTCCCTTTCGTATTTAAGAATACCTTAACTTCTGATAGTACAGTCTCTGCTTCCCTCATATATCTACTATTTCACACACTCCAGCAGAACAGGCTAGTTCCTGAGATGCCTTCGTGTTATCCTCCGTTTCAAATTCGTTGAGTTTATCCCAATCTATTTTCTTAGGAGTATTTTTATATAACTCCTCGTATTCCTCTTTTGTACACTCTTGATAAGGTGCTTGCCTGTACGTATGATCAGAGTACGGTAAGAAGCTTATACCACTGAGTCTATCAAAATGTCTATAGCACCACGCACCTACTTCCATCCATTCCTCCTCCTTAACACTAATAGTAATAGAGGGTTTGTGTTCACACCAGTGTTCGCTGTACGTGAGCCACAGTTCCATGTGATCTATTGCGGATAGGTCATTCCTGAATACTGCCTTATTAGAACATTTGATAGGAAAGGAGAAGACTGTATTGTGTTCAGGTGACATTACGTCAGGTTCATTATAGACTTTCGCCTCTTTAAGGAACTTAGTCAAAGGGTCTTTATTATCCGCTCTAACCGTACGAACATAGAAGCGTGAATGTCTAGGATGAATACCACTTGCAGAATCAGTTAACTGACTGACAGTACCAGAAGGCTTAACGCACGTAATAGCCGCTGAAGGTTCGATGCCTAATAGATCAGCCCAGATCTTATTAGTCTCTACTGCGTGTTCACGTAGCATACGTAAGCGTTTCTCTAAGTGCGGTCCGTTCTTATTAAGCAGTGGACAGTCCATTATACCCGTCAGGGAGACGCCTAGTAAACGCTCCTTCTCTGTAATGTCCTTCCAACGTTTACGTAGATAGTGGAAGTCCGTCAAGGTAGCTTGGAAGGTTCCTAAGATCGTAGCGTACTCCACCTTCTTCATCAAAGTTTCTTCTGTATCATCGTAGCGGCACACCGCTTCTGTGAGATTACAGAATTGATGAGGATGTAAGATGATCTCACTACAAGGATTAGTACCGTAGTGAGCATCATCAGGTCTACGTTTGAAGCGTGAAGCTTGCCACTGTGCAGCTTCTCTATTGAATAGACCACGCTCTCCTGACTTGCTCATCACTAGGGCAAGCCACTCCTGCATGAAGCTCTCCATGCTAGGACGGTGCGTGTAGGCTACGGAGTTATTCGCTAATGCTCTCTGAGGATCAGTCTTCCACCATTCACCTGCTTTGGCGTGGCGCATACGATCATCATATAAGTCACTAAGAGATAACAACGCAGACCTACGCACCCCACCGGAGACTACTACCTCACCTATCTTACAGACTATATCGTGGCATTCAATAGAGGAGAGTTTACGCCCATTAGCGTTCTTAAAGATGTTAATAGTAAATCTAAACAGATCTTCTAAAGGTTCTGGACCTGATGCTCTACCACCGAATGTCTTTAACCGCGCACCTGCAGGACGAATCTTACTGTAGTCTATCTTAGGTATCCTATTAGTATAGAGATAACTAATAAGATCACGTAGGCTCCTAGCCCATCCTTCTTTACTGTCTGCTACGGAGATCGTATCGTCTGTGTTCTCAAAAGGTTCATTAGGAATAGATGGTAAGTTGTTTACGAACTTACGCTCCACTGAAAAGCCCACACCTGTACCATTCATCAGGACATAAAGGATCTCATCGAAGCAACGAGGGTTATCTATGTGTACATAAGAACAATTGTAACCTGCGATATTCTCTCTTAACAGCGCAGGTCCAGCCGTCATGAAAGCCCTCATCGAAGGCATGACTTTCTGATCCCATATCATATCGTACAGATCAGATAGAGTCTCGTCTAAGGTATCCTTATCGATCTTATGATCTAAGGTGTTAATATGTTCTTGCATGAAAGAGAGATAACGATCTATCGTATCGTCCCAATTCTCACGCCTACTATATTCATCTACCCAACGTGCATACCTGCTCTTATAGATGAAAGACTGATAACTATCGAAGTCATCTTTTACACCTAACAAATCACTTAGTGTCATGTGTAAACAATGTCCATTCATTCTTGCTATCGATTTTCTCAGTCTCTTCGATAAGCTTATTAAGATACCATTGAGCCTTACGTAAGTCTTTTAACTTATCCCCTTTATAGTTACAACGCCAGAGATATTTTAATACAGTACCTCTAACATATTCACAAAAAGCAATAGGTTCCATAGTAGCGTGGATAGCATCTATACACTCTATACCATCAGGGTTAAGTTTATAATGATCAGGACTATTAACTTCATCCTTAGTACTTATACCAAATTCAACTTGCGTCATCTTCCCCATTATCCTTCTTTTCTTTTTTATCCTTAAAAGTATAATTAGAACTCATAGGTAATGCAACGTCTTCACTGTTCGCCATCTTCTTATAGTCAGCGAAGGAGACTACATCAGCTTTACTAACTACATCAAGCCTTCTATCTTGAACCTTCTCTATGAAATCAAACCCTTTAGAAGCGACCATATCACAGTTCTCATCCAGTATGGATAATAAACCGTAGGCAATCACAGTGGCAATAGTAGGTTCTTGCTCCTTAGTAGCGGTGAAGTCGAATATAGATAGATTAAAATTTTGTGCGTCATCTTTAAAAGTCTCAAGCATAAGAAGAACGCCGGGAGTAGTATTATCATTACTCATAAACTGCGTACCCTCTAGCTTACCACTGTGCATTATGTAGTCTAACTTCTTCAAGCGTTCTAAGGCTTCGTCTTCACCTTCATCCATTCTTCAGGCATCCTCTTCTCTGCATATAAAAATCCATTCTTCTCACACCACTGAGCATAGGTTGTCTTAGACCTCTTGTCAAGCCTATTCTTCGCATTTAAGAATACGAAACGTATATCAATATCAGGATGCTGTTCCTTAATTAATAAGTGTTTCGTTCTGTCACAGGCGAAGAAACGTCCTTTAGTCTCTACGAAGAAATTACCTTCCTTTATATAGAAGTCAGGAGTGTACTTTCTAGGTTTCGGTACATACTGTATAGTATCTTGTTCGTAGAGAGCAGCTATCTCTCTTTCACGTAAGTCCCTAGCGAAGTTAGCTTCGAATTGAGAACGATAGCGTTTAGCCATCTATAACTCTTCTACTTTATTATAGAGCAATTCAGCCTCAGTAATACGCCCTGTTACATAGTCATAATACAATTTAGTACACTGACCTGTCAAGCCACTAAATCTATTCTTTATTACCCGTACATAGGTAGTGTGGCGTTCTATTATACAGTCTGCTTGACCGTTACGTTCTAATCCAATTACAAGGTCTGATAGTTGACCTATCGAATGTGAACCTCTAAGATCACTAAGACTAACATTAACGGAGTTAGTCTCATGAGATCCATTAGACGGTCTACGTAGATGAGATACCATGAACAGAGTAATACCTAATTCCTGTACAAGTGTACGTAACTTAGTAACACAAGAGTCAATAGTCTTACGCTCGTCTAAAGAGCCTTCTTGTGAACTCACTAGAATGGAGATGTGATCTAGGACGATGTACCTGCAACCTAACGCTCTGACTAAATAACGTATACGAGCTATAACATTCTCTATCGTATTAGAACCGAAGTGATCGAAGAAGTAGAACCTATCAGAAGATAAGACTTCATTGAAAGCTTTCTTATATTCATCGTTAGTGTACTTCGTATCAGGAAGATGTAAAGGTTTACTTAGGTGTAAACTCATTAAGCTCTCTGCCGTAGTGCGTACGTTCTCTTCCATGAACATAAGACCTATGTTCTCTTTCGTGTTATTAAAGATATGATAGACTATCTCACGTATGAAACTACTCTTACCGATACCCGTACCAGCGCAGATAGTAATCAATTCGCCCTCACGAATGCCATAAGCCATGTTATTCAACCCTGCGAAGGGGTAGTCCACTTTAGCCTCAACCGGCCCTTCTATTAACGTATCCCATAAGTCCTTACCAGCTACGATACCATCAGGAGTAAAGCATTCAGCGTTCCACCAATCAGCTACGAACTCAGTCTCTTTACCGCCCATCAAGTAATCAGAAGCATCTTTATAGCGAAGCTTCATTATCTTAGCTTTAGGAGATAATAACTCTGCTACTCTCTTAGCATTCTCGATACCGACTTTATCATTATCAAAACATATTACTATATTGTCGAAGCTCATCAGGTACTCGTAGTTCTCTTCTACGTCCCTAGAGGCTCCGGCGGCTCCTGTCTTTAGACTTAGGCAAGGCCACTTATTATCGAACATCTGATGTGCCGATAAAGCATCTAGTTCACCCTCACAGAGTGTGACAAATTTGCCACCCTTCTTAAAAACTTGTTGACCGAATAGACCAGAAGAACTTATATCCCCTTCTGATATGAACTTCTTATCCTTACCACGTATCTTATTGGCTATATGTTCATTCCAACTGTTAAAATAGGGATAATAATGATGACCGTCATCACCTATAGTGACAGAATATCTCAAGCAAGTTTCAGACGTTATGCTCCTACGTGGCATTGACTTGGTAGTACCTACGTGAAGATTATCATTCGTCTTACTCTTAGGTGTTTTCTCTTCCACGACAATTTCTCCATCATCGGATCTAGTGGTTTTACACGAGAAACAGTGCGTCCCATCTACGTAAATAGATAGAGCGTCACTGCTTCCACAATCGGAACAGGGTAAGTGCGCTTGTAAAGCTCTACCCATTATAATTCAATACTTCTTCTACATTAGGTTCTTTCACTACTTTCGTAAAGTATTTATACCCGTACGAATAGTGGAATACTCTTAAACCTTTACCACCGTTACTCTCTTTCCAGCAAATGTTTTTATAGTTACAGAATACGCAACTATTGTGTAATACCATATTGCCACTCGCGCCCATAGACACATCTTCGTGACATAATTCAGGCATCTCTTTAGAAGCTACTACCTCTTTTAACTCTTTCACTCTTTGAGAAGCATTGATAGTAGTCAGTTCATCTATCATCATAAGAGTGATCTCACCATTATTCTTATTGATGGCGAAGAACGCACCCTCATCTAAATTCATAGCTTCCATATAAGAACTGATCTGACCTATATAACCGAATGGATCAGTGTTAATTAAATCACCTTCTTTAAATTTTTTAAATCCATAATCTGATGAAGACTTTACATCCACTAGAACGCCATCGATCACAGCATCTATGTGACCAGTGACACCTTCTAAGATAACTTCCTTCTGTTGATCCTTAACTTCGTGACCAGCTTCTTTAGCGAGGAATAGTAACATAGCCTCTAAGATATGCCCATAGAAGAAACGCATACGCTGTTGAGGAACTTCTTTACGCTGTACAGGATCATTAACTTCGAACCATAGTCTACGGTTCTCACGCCCTACGGCAGATAGACGTAAGCGTTTCCTTTCACCCTCATAAGGTGATAAGAACCTAACTACTTCTTCTCGCATAGTGTCTAAGAAGTCATTGAGGTTATCTTCATTGACTTCTTTCTCTCCAGTATCTATTAAATTCAAGATATCTTCTATGAGAGTAGTGATATTCTTTTTTTTCTTACGTGGCATGTTATTCCCTTCTCATTAAAAAATGGGGATTTCTTGTGAAGGCATCCCCTGACCTAATGATATTTATTTACCGTATAGAATAGACGCTATCATCTTAACCGCTTTACGCTACGTCTCTATTCGATAGTACCGTCCCTCTCTATCGAATGCGCTTTCCCAATCAGAAAGCCCCCTACTATTGAACTAGCTAGTAACTACCTTACAGATCGTCACCAGCTTCGAAAGGTATATCTTCACCTTCCAAGTCAGCCAGAGTGAACCCATCCGCTTCCGCTTCAAGATCACCAGTACCACTTATATCGGCTGATTTGAAGTCTACTACCATCAAAGAATTTAATGATGCGCTAGTACCAGACTTCTTTTTAAATGTCCAATCGAAAGGAGTAACTGAACATTTAACCGTACTGCCATTACCGATAAGTATATTGGAAGGCCAGATGTTCTTAGCTGCATCCATTACTTTCGGACGGCGTTTTGTCTTAGCGACGATGAAAGAACCTTTATGCTCTTTCTCACCTTCACCTTGACGAACGTCTATGCCGTTCTCTTCCAGCTTCTTTACAGTAGCCTTATCTAGTTGGCATATATCGACCTGAAATTTCCCCGATAGGTCATTCGGTTCGTGTACGTGCGCCCATTGCGCTGTACCTTTTATCACCATACTTTGATACATATTTCTATGTCCTTTCTTTCTAGTGAGTTTCAGCCCAATTCGAACCTGACTTCGCATCAGCATTCAAGGGCAACCTTACGCGCAATATACGACCTGCTTCTAACATTGTCAAGTCTGCCGCATACATTATTTTTTCAACATCATCGACGTGGACTTCGAACTGCATCTCATCGTGGATTGTGTTGACCAAATGTGCGCGTAAGCCGTGCTTTCGTATGTAACCATCCATACATATTGACCACTGTTTGCAAGCTATCGCTCCCGCTCCTTGCAATAATGTGTTCAAAGATGCGTGTTGATGACGTACGAAAATTCTTCTACCATCTAGTCCCTGTAAGGAACCTCGCTCTGCTAATTTCTGTACTCTGTCAATAAGAGAGTCGAGAGAGGGGATATTAGCTAGGAAATCACGTTTTAACCTAGCCCCATCTCTTAACGTTCCACCTACGACATGACCTAATTTCTCTACACCAGCACCGTACAAGAATGCGTAGATGAAACGCTTCGATTGCGCTCTAGTATCTAAGCCAGCCGCTATCCTATTTACCTCGTGGGGA